GCTCTCTACAAACTACTGAGAAGTCATACATTGAAGACATCAGAAACACATGACCCACGGCCCGAGTGCGAGGTGTTTATTCCAAAATACTTCAACCCCATCAAACTGGGACAGATACAGTTTCACAACCGCTTCAATGTAATCGCTCACATTCATTCGCAAAAAAAAGATCGACCAAAAACGATAAGCTGGGGGGGCGCGTTTTTGACAGCAACATAGTGATCTTTATATTTTTCATTTCGCCGTTCCGGTACCACCCGGATCGGAGAATCGCTCCATAAACCATGAAGCTTTGGTTTCGAGTTTAATATGAGGCGTGTCTTCAGAAAGGCCTTCAGTGATTAAACTCTCACCAAAGATCTCATTATCACGCTCCATCCAGCTCTTACACTCGAAGCCAATTCCCATTCTTGACAACTCTTTTTGGATTCGATCTCTATGATTATTATAGAACTCAGGTCCATGTGAATATGCCAAGTCCATTGAGGCTCTGCAAACCTCTAAAGTCGCTTCAGTGATGTCATCGCAGACATGACACCAATTTATACATTCCTGTATAGAATTTACATCAACAGGAGCCAGGAAAACTCCAGGACGTTTTGGATGCAAAGCAAAACCTCTCTTCAAAAATTGAGCTTCAAAAATTGAAGTATAAGGTATCATCTTATCATCTTTCGTTATTCCAGTAAACGTTATACCGTATTCCTTAAACATAGCCGAAATCGTCACCAAATTGAACAATTCTTTTACTTCATCAGAAACACATATTATAATATCGTCGCCATATACAACTACACGAACATGTTGTCGAAAGGCAGCCATAGTAGCAAGATCTGGTCTGTGACGTCGCATAATATAGAGCCACATAAGACGTATATACATCTTATTTGGCTCTGAATTATGTTCACCCGTAATTGGAGATCCAGAAGCAATGCCATTATTAACCTTATAAACAACATCCTCACATAGATGTACAGGGCTCAAAATCTCATTATCCATAATCCAGCCAATTCGTCGTACATGGTCAGGGTCAGCATCATGGAATTCGTACCACTTCTTCATGTTTTGATTAGCTCTATAAACAACAGCGCTGGACAAATTAGGTCCGTAATTAGAGTAATCACCGCATACAATAGTGGTACCAACTTCATGAAGGTATTTAACAAGATCAGTCCATTCCATAGAATCAGGATTTATGCCAATTCCATGTTCCATTTTAATTCGGTTAGCCTTATACGCAGCAGTATAGTCAGTACAATATCGTCGAAAATCAATACACGTTTGAACAGGAGCAACAGAGACAATACGAGTTTTGCCAGGTATTTTACACTTTTCAATGGGAAGCCTATAATCTTTCAGAAAATCAATGTAAATCGTAAATGGTGCAATATTTCG